GCACACAGCCTGGCATGATCGAAGTCATAGAAGAATTTAAACGAAGACACAATAAACCTCAGTATGTTACTGTAGAAACAAATGGTACTAGACCTATNACAGATGAATTTGCTGAATGGATAGAAAAAGAATACACTAGCAAAGAAAACAAAGAATGGTACTGGTCACTAAGTCCTAAACTGTGGGCAACTGCTGGTGAGCAATCTAAGAAAGCAATCAAGCCTGAAGTAATAGGCAGATATGCTGAAGTGAGTCCAGTAGGTCAACTAAAGTATGTAGTCAATGGTACAGATGAGAGTTGGCGTGAAGTAGAAGAAAACACTAAACTGTTCAGAGAAGCAGGGTGCAACTATCCTGTATGGATTATGGGAGTAGGTGGAACATATGAAGGTCTAGTGCAAACAGAAGCATCTATTGCAGATGAAGCAATTAGACGTGGATATTACTATACAAGCAGAGTACACGTACATATTTATGGGAACGCAATAGGAAAATAACAAAATCAACTCTCAACATGATAAATACTCATGTATAAGGGAAATCAATATGAATTATCTATTAGAAGCACTAATCAAAAAACTTGAAGGCGAAGTCGCAATGGCAAAAGCCAACATTCAAGTATACCAAGATAACCCAGTAGGGATTGGAGAACATCCAGATGTAGTTCAAGCAATTGAATCACAGATAGAAGTGATCGCAGGTGCAGAGGAGAAAATAGATACAATTCGCAAACATTATTAAGGTAACATGGCATATTCAACAAAAGTAGTAGATAGATTCGAAGACGTTTTAAACAATCCAGAAAAACACGCAGTAGGAAGATTTGATCCTAAAGATGCAGACGTAGCAACAGGCATGACTGGCGCACCAGCATGTGGTGATGTTATGAAACTGCAACTCAAATTAGACAAAAATGAGAAAATCATTGATGTTAAGTTTAAAACATATGGCTGTGGTTCAGCAATAGCAAGTTCAACAATGTTCGTGGAAATGTTAAAAGGTAAAACTGTAGCAGAAGCACAACTTATTAAAGATAAAGACATCGCGGCGGCCTTAGAGTTGCCACCAATTAAACTGCATTGTTCAGTATTAGCAGAAGCAAGTATCAAAGATGCTTTAAAGAATTGGGATTCAAAGCGAGAAGAGTTTATTGGAAGTAGTGATAGCATGATTGGGCATAATAACCCACCAGCAGGATTACTTCAAATAGAGGAGCCGACTACTACAGTCGAAATTTAACACACACAACCACGGAGAGAAATGCCAACGAAATATCAGAAATCGCAAACGATTAGAGAAAGAGGAACAGGTAAGTTAGTAACAACTAATTACTATATCAAAGGAATATCTAAAGAAGACTTATTCAAAGAAATCAATTCAGATAGACCTAATAAAAAACGCAGAGCAAAATGCATTAGAGAGTTAGAACGCAGAGGCGTTAAAATTCAGTGGACTACAAAAGACAAAGAATCAATCGTCTAAACAATTTGGTAAACAAAGGGCTTGACATCAGGCCCTTTTCCATATACAATACTAATTACTAACTAAGAAAGAGGTACGCAGATGGCGTGGTATGATACACCGTTTTGGAAGAAGCCAGAACCAGAAATCAAAAAAGAAACGGTCATTATAGACATGATGAAGGATGATACGGATCCGGCAGAACTAACGATTGAAAACGCATACAAGACAAGATGGATATGGTATCACACAATATTAGCAATAGGTATTTTTATGACTAACGTATTATTAGTAGCAATCCTTTTACTATTGGCGATCAAACTATGAGCAAAGTATTAATTACAGGTGGTGCAGGTTATATAGGATCACATCTAACAACTCTATTGCAATCGCAAGGACATAGAGTATGGTGTTTAGATATTAATTTCCCTCATCATGCTACTAATCCTGATGAGTCTAACTTAGATCATCTTTTTCAATATCTACCTTTCGATATCAATCAACCTTTTCCAGAGGACTTCGAAGAGGAGTTTGATGCAGTCATACATCTTGCTGGTAAAGTAAGAGTCAATGAAAGCAAAGAAATGCCTATCAGTTATTACATTACTAATGTCAATGGCACAATGAATGTATTGTCTAAAGTAAAGACTAACAATTTTATCTTTGCATCTACTGGTGTAGCAGAACATTGTTACGACCCGTATGGTGTCTCTAAACGTGCGGCAGAAGACTGTATTATAGAATACTGTATGAAACGTAATCCAAAAGACTTTTCAATCTTTAGATTCTACAACGTGATTGGTACTGCTGGATTCCCTGCAACCAACCCTGATGGACTGATGTATAATCTTGTTAATGCTATTGACACTAAAGAACTAACAATCTTTGGCAATGACTATGATACGCCTGACGGAACATGTCTTAGAGACTATGTACATGTTATGGAAATATGTGAATCATTATCAAAAGCAATTGACAAGCCTTCAAACAGTATCGAATGTCTAGGACATGGTGTGGGTAGAAGTGTTACTGAGATAGCAGAGAAGTTCAAAGAAGTTAACAATGTTGACTTTGATATTAAGTATGGACCTCGTAGACAAGGCGATTTGATTGAGACTGTTCTTAAAGATAGATCAACGTATATGACAAATCTGTATAGTTTTGAGGAACTGCTTAAACTCTAACCAGTTGGGCTACTAGCACTGCTTGTTCTAGCAGGAATAATAGGAAAATGACAGTCACCACCGAACTCATCTCCGGGTGTGTTGAACGACCTGTTATATGTATCATCTGGATGATTGATTGCAAAACTATAGCAACAACATGGATTATGATTAGGGTTTGCTTGTAACAAGTTAGCAATATCTGCTTTACCATTGCCTGTTCCAACACCAGTTGCTTTAAAGATAACACCAGGTTCATTCTCTACTGCACCAATCAATGTAAAATCTGTTTTACCAATCAGACCTTGAGTTTTAATTGCATAATAAGTGCCGATAACAAAACTACCTGCATTAACAGTTGTTCCGATTTTTTGTCCAGGTGGTACAGTGACACCATCAGCATCTGCATTATAGTCTGCTTCAAACCAAACATAGCGACCAACATCTCTGTATTCAATACCACCTGGCATTGACTCTTTTGGTAAGTCAGGGACACCGTCTTTTGTATTAGTTAGTCTCCAAAATCTATGTTGAAGATCATTACCTTGTTTATCTTGTAAACCTTCAAACCAAATTTTCATCAATGGATTGCATACTCTTGGACTAGCACTTACAGACCCTCTTACTGTTTCAAAGATATCTAAGTGAACTGCAAAAGCCGCTACTAACGTAGAGACAGCAGAGCCTAAACTATGTCCAGTGACTACAAGATGTTTGATACCTTTGCCTGGTAGTGCATTTAATGCATCATATAATGTAGGTCCCGCAGGTACATTCGAACCTTCTTTTGGTCTATACCCACCAGCAACAATTCCTAATCCTTCAAAGTATTCACTGAAGCCTTCATGTGCGAATCCGTCTGCTGGATCTTTAGTAATTGGATTTGGAACAAGTTGATACTTTCCATCGATAATAAGATCAGTCAAACCAAGAGTTCCTCTGAACACTATGTAAGCAGTATGAGGATGTCCATTTTCAGTTGCAATATATGCGGCTGGACCTGAATTTACTAGACCTAATCCACCTGAGTAAACGGTCCAAATAAGGTTGAGATCGATATTAAAGTTTTTGTATTCTGCACCATAGACTGGTATTGCGACAGGTGTTGTCGCAGAGTCGGCTTCGCATGTTGATCTGGGTGTCCATGCAAAAGGCTTGTCATTACGATTGCCTGGCGTCCCTGCATACTCCCAGTCTTTTGCCATCTGACTACCAACATCTACTAAGAGACTACATTTTTGTTGTTGATTTAAGTATTCTAGTTTATCGACTCTTGGAAATTCATGTCCTTCTGGATAGTGAATCATAAAGAATCCTAGTGCATTAACAAGTAAGTGCCAAGCACGTCTGCACGATTGGCTGAATCATCTCCATCACCTGGAGCAACTACAACATTCCATAAATCATTTTTAAATCCTCTTGCACCATCTGCATTGTCGCCTTTAGTACGAGAACCTAATGGTATATCCATCATTTCTGAATAACTAATAATAGTCTGTGGATTTATTGAATATTTGTTTGCTAGTCTTTCTTTGAATGTTTCCCAATCTTCAGGACTATTCCATTGAATTTTGCCGTCTTTATCTTTGATAATCTTGTTACCATCTTTCTGAATAAGATCATTAAAGATATCTTTAGGAACAACTGAAGAATGCTTTGTTACACCGAAGTCTACACGTTTCTCTTCACCTCTTCTAGCACCCATTGAGAAGTTAATCTTAAAGTTGGGTGGTCTATTTTGAACTGAACCTGCAACGTCTGCTATTTTAGTATATGCATAGAAGTCTACAGTAGGATGAGTTGCGGCTAGTTTATAAGCCATTTCTAAATATTTGTCTGAGAAGAAATCACCAGCATCATGCCAACGAATAGTAACTTTATGTTTACCTTGTTTAGCATCTGCTTTTCTGTTTTCTCTGTCAATTTCTGTAGATAACTGTTCCATGAATCCGTCAGGGTCATTCCATAAGTAGTTAAGTATACGTGTTTGACTTAATGATGATGCTCTCCATTGTACATATCCACCTTTTAAAGCATAACAGAATGTCTTACATTCTCCTGCTCCAGGACATGTATTTACAATAGCAAATTCTTGTTTTTCTTCATCATAACCTAAACCTGTTAAAGCAGGGATACCAACATTGTAGAAAATACTAGTTGTACCGTCACTGTGTTGCATCTTTTCATTTTGCTTAAGTAACTTAGTCGGACGCACTGTAATGTCTTTTGCTAACTTATCTAAGTCATATGGATTCTTTTCTTGGTCAACAATTGGAATAAGGTCTTTGACTAATGATCTGTGTACATACGGAAGTTTGTACTTGTCTGTCTTACCTTTTTGTTTTGCTAGAATTCTATCTAAGTAATCAGTTAATTCTTTACCGCCTAATTTACGAGATTGAGCATCAAGTACTTCATCGATTTTTGATTGACCTGAGAGTTGTCTCATGTGTCTTAAATGTCTAGCAACTTCGCCTTCATCTGCTGAAGCCTCTTCCTTATCTCTTTTAGGTGGACTTGCATTTGCAATTCTTTGATCTAAATCTGCTTGAGTGCTATCTTTATACTTAACAGCAGGTCCTTTACCATCCTTTCCTAAACCTTCTGTATATGTATCTGCTGGTTCTCTGCGATTCGTTGTATCTCCAAAGAATCCTGCTCCACTACATTCTGGGCAAACCATAACGTCTGTTCTTTGAGGATTGAGTATTGTTCCATCTCCTCTACATTTTTCACATCTACCAGATGATCTCTGATTTGCTGGTCTTATGTTCTTGTTATTATTGTAGGGAGGTACATAGAATTCTTCTAAATCTTCTGCTTCATCATCTCCATCAGCCCGGGCTTGTTGTTTGATAGCCAATTCTTCTGCATCTTCATCAGGTTCTACGCCATTATCTAGTAAGAAATCTTCTAAAGACATTACTTCAAAATCATTAGACATGCCGTCATTAGAACCATCTGAGCGTCCTTGAAACTTTGCTGTGGTTTTTACTAAATCTGACGTTACACCCGGATTAGCTTCGGGTAAATTAGATTTGACATCACCCTCACTTTCGTTTATAATATTCAGTATGTTTCGTATATCACTCATAGGTTTATTTTTCCGTCACTTTATAAGAGTATTTATCAATGTTTACAGATAATAATATTAAAAGGATTGGCTTCGCATGTAAATGGTCAGAAATCAATCATAAGCAACAAATGGTTTCTACAGAGGGACTCAATACGGGTACCACTACACTCACGTGGTTACGTAACAATCCTGATCTCGCAGAGCAAAAAATGTGGGACATCATGGAGCGTAATCTGACTAATACATACAATCTTGTATCTAAGGTCGCTACATTACCCCAATCATTACGTATGGTACGTCTAACCAGTGACATGCTATGTGGCTACAGTCATCCTGAATTCGCATACTTCTACAAACAGACTGACGTTCGTAATCGTATGGAGCAACTATGTGCGCCTATCGGTGAGGTTGCACGTACAAACAATGTCAGGCTATCGTTTCATCCAGGTCAGTTTACAGTTCTTGCATCAGCCAGTGAAGGCATAGTAAATAACAGTATAACGGAGTTTGAGTATCATGTTGATATGGCAAGGGCAATGGGCTACGGTCGATCATTTCAGGACTTTAAGATCAATGTACACATCTCGGGCAAGAAAGGTCCCCAAGGTATCATTGATGTCTTACCTAGACTTTCACCCGAGGCACGTAACACAATCACAATCGAAAACGATGAGATGTCTTGGGGACTTGACGCCAGCCTCGAACTCGCCGATCATCTTGCACTCGTACTGGACATACACCATCACTGGGTCAAAGACGGAGAATACATTCTACCAACCGATGATCGATGTAAGCGTATAATTGATTCATGGCGTGGTGTTCGTCCTGTCATTCATTACTCAGTATCACGTGAGGATTGTCTTGTAGGTCACAATGCTGATGAATTACCCCAGTTAGATACACTACTAGAGTCAGGCTACAAGAAGCAAAAACTCAGGGCTCATTCTGAATACTTCTGGAACAATCCAGCAAACGAGTGGGCACTTGATCATCTAGCATGGGCTGACATTATGTGCGAGTCTAAAGGTAAAAATCTTGCGTCATTCAAATTGCATGATAAGTATATGACAGAGAGGGATTAAATGTTTGAAAATATAAAAAATATGTTCGGTAAGAAAAAACCCGAACCAGCACCGAAAAAGAAATCAGTACCTAAACTTAGTGAGAAGGAAAAGGCAACTAGGGCTGGAGAACCTTGGGTATCTATCTTAGATATGCAACTTGATCCTGAAGATATAAACAATGGTGCATTTGAAATGGATTGGAATGATAAGTTTGTATTGAATCTTATCAAGCAAGGATACAAAGTAAAAGAAGACGATACTGATGAAGAACTTGTAGATAGGTGGTTTCAGACTGTATGTCGAAACATTGCATTAGAAGTCTACGAACAAGATCAAGCAGATCCTCAGAATAGAAACAGAGATGTTGATCCTATCACAGGTGCAGAAATGCGAGTAGTTACAAAGAAAGATTTAGGCGATGGCCGCTCAGAGGTACAATAATGGAAACAGTAGTCTTTTGTAAAAAATACCAAGAAGAATTACCAGCAATGTCCTTTCCACCTTTACCAGGACAAGCAGGTAAAGACTTATTAGAAACTGTATCTCAGAAAGCATTTGATGCATGGAAGTCACATCAAACCACTCTTATCAATGAACGTAGAATGGACTTATCTAACCCTGAGGCTAGGGCATTTTTGATAGAAGAAATGTATAAGTTCTTTGATAACAAAGAAGTAGCACAAGCAGAAGGTTTTGTCGAGCCTACAAAAGACTCTGGTGTACAAGCATATATTCCGCCTACCCCTCCCCCAATTATTTAATTTACCCTTTTTACCCATAAAGGCTTGCAATCTGCTAAGTTATTGCGTATAATACACTCATATTATGATAAATAAGAGTACTGGTATATGAAATACGCACTAATAGACACAATGAATACATTCTTTCGTGCCAAGCATGTTGCATCACGTAATGCAGATACTTGGGAAAAGATAGGCATGGCATTGCATCTGACTCTAGGGTCAGTCAACCAAGCAGTTCGTAACTATGGTGTCGATCATGTAGTCTTTTGTTTAGAAGGTCGTTCATGGCGTAAGGATTTTTACACGCCTTACAAGGCAACACGTAAAGTCAAAGAACAAGACATGACTGAGGCTGAGGTCGAAGAGAGCGAAATGTTCTGGGAGACTTACGAGTCATTGATTAAATTTTTAACTGAGAAAACTAATGTAACAGTTTTACGTGATCCTCAGGCTGAGGCTGATGATTGCATAGCACGATTCGCCGCTCTACACCCTAATGATGAACATATCATTATATCAACTGACACTGACTATCTACAGTTGTTATCAGAGTCTGTTCATATGTACAATGGTGTTACTAAGAATCTAATTACTATTGATGGCTATTTTGATGATAAAGGTCGTCCAGTCATTGACAAGAAGACTAAAGAACATAAGACACTAGAAGACCCTCAGTATCTATTGTTTGAGAAGTGTATGCGTGGTGACACTAGTGATAATGTGTTTAGTGCATATCCNGGTGTACGTAAGAAGGGTAGTAANAACAAGACAGGTTTGTTAGAAGCATTTGCTGATAAAGACAAAGGTGGTTTCAACTGGAATAACATCATGTTACAACGTTGGACTGATCACAATGAAGTCGAACACAGAGTACGTGATGATTATGAACGCAATCGTACACTGATCGATCTTACAGCACAGCCTAGATTATTCAGAGATAATACTGACATTGTTGTAAAGAAAGGCGTCAATGATAAGAAGGAAGTAGCACAAGTTGGTGTGCATTTTATGAGGTTCTGTGGGAAATATGAACTTAACAGAATCAGTGATCAAGCAGATAGTTATGCTAAATGGTTGAACACATCATACCAAGGAGCATTAATAAATGAATAATAACTCAAAAGGAGACAAAATGATATTAGATGTAGAATTAACAGCAAAGCCAATCACAGACGGTGAATTTTGGATATTGACTGACGGTAAAAACAAAGTAGGAAATGTATCTGCAAACATCGAAGGATATGGTGTTAATTTAGCTGGACAAAGTTTTCAATTCAGTACTACTGATGAGATCATAAAAAATACTAAAATTAAATTTGTCACACCTGAAGTATCTAAAACAACTTTAGAAGTTCCTTATCCTGAATACCCTTGTCCAAACAAAACGTTTAATTCAGTATTTGACGTAGCACGAGGATTACATGTCTTTACAAAGACTGAAAAGTCTAAATGTTTTCATGCCGCAGGGTATTTTGTCGTTGAACATAACAACACAACAGAAGTAATTTTCTGTCCAAAGTATATTTTCATTCAACGTTATCCTTATTCAGGACCTTATAAAACAAAAATTGAAGCACAAAGTCAGATAAATATATAGACATGTTACATATTAAATCGTTTTTTAATAAAATGACTGTAATGGAAAGTAAACAATCTAATACTTTGGTAATGACCAAAGATGATGCACGAGGTTTGCGAGACGATATTAGTGTACTGTTGGCAGACTTGCATGAGTTAAGCAAAGAAGAAATTGAGAATAGAAATGAAGAAACGATTGATATACAGGTTAAAGGCGGATCTTTCAAATGAGTAGAAACCAGCCATCTGTATTATTAGAGTATGTAGATAAAGAAACATACAAATGTGATCAAATTATCGAAGCATCAGGCATTTGGGCTGTTTACTATGATGAGCAACCTATCAACTTAAAATCTTCTCATTATTTAACTAACGATGCCGCACCCAAATACAAAAAGACAAGTTTCTCTAATCCAGGTCACGCAAGAAACTTATGCAGAAAGTTAAATGCCCAATTCAAAACAGATAAGTTTACAGTTGTCTTTATGAACTCAGGGCGAAAAGTGTACCCTGATGATATTTCCGAAGACTAAAAAAGAAATCACAGAAGCAATACTCAACGCAATACCACGTGGACAATACCACACAATGCCAATTGACAATGTTATGTTTGAATGGTGGCTGACAGGCAGAGGTGGTCAAGGACTAAGACTTAACTTATCAGGACTTGATGCATTTGAAATGGCTAACCTTGAATACTATGATTTTCCTTTGGGACTTAATCCCAAGTCAATGCACAAACGTAGAATCATTGCACCAGAATCATTTGTACAAGAAATCATCAAAAAGATTAAATGTCCATATTACCTTGGCGTCCACCAAAAAAAGGGAGAAAAGGGAGAACCTTTTATCAGAATCTATGATCATAAAACAGCCATGATGTTGACCTTACATGGTACTTTGAGAGACTTTTTAGACTCGGTATGACCAGTGTGCATATGGGTTATGCATCTGAGTTATGAATTGATAACTAATTATAAGTTTTCGTAATACAGGGATAAATAGAATTTGTAGGAGGGTCCTACACAACACAATCTACACACACTGGAGTATTAAAATTGAAAATTATTCGTAAGATGGGAGAAAGACTATTCGGATGTGATGGTCGTGGAGAATTATGTGAGACTATAGGTTTCGCATTGATTGGTTCTACATGCTGTTTCATTATGGTTTACTCAATTGCACAAATAACACCGTAACGCATTTCCTCAATTCGTCACAAAAAACATTATGCCCGAGACGCAAGTTTTGGGCATATTGCCCTTGACACAGGTACTATTTTTTAGTATACTACAACTATGAAATCATCATTGTTTGAAGGCAGATATGCGGGTAACCTAGAATTCATCGGCAAATTGCTGTTGGAAGGAGGGTATACCAAATTCACTGACTGGCTTATCGAACAGGATGAGGCACGTCAAATTGATGTAGTCTATATGATGTCATTGTTTGCTAAAGAGACTAATCTGTTGGTCACAGAACAAGCCAAAGAAAATGATTCTCCCTCAGTCAAAACACTAAAAGTCAGAAGTCCTGGGCTACGAGGGGTAGATGAAGCCGCTAAAGAGATCAGAAATAAGCCCAAATTGACTGTCGTAAGTAGCAATGTTGTCCCAATTAAACCCAAAAAAAAGTGAAAAAAAGTGAAAATAATGGGTAAAAAGGCTTGACATTGGGTAAGAAATTCGTTATAATATATGTATATTATGACAACAAAGAGGAACAATATGTACTTAATCATCGACAACACAGATCAATCAATCCACAGAGAGCCTAACAAAAGAAGTTATGCTTCTACTCAGTACAAGACTGCTGGTGCCGCTAAAGCAGGTATCACTAGAACTGTTAAGTACTACCAAAAAGCATATGATCAAGTTGCTGAATGTGTAGCAAATGGTCAATCAGAATACATGGCTAACATGTACAATGCATACCGTGATGCTACTGAAGCACACTTCAATAAGATGCATAAGCAATTTGCAGGATCTTATACAATTGTTGCTGTTGAAGATTACGTTGAACCAATGATTACTAAGACTGGCATCTGCCCAGGTACTGGCAAACAAATCACTGTAACTGAGGGAATCAATACTCCTCACTACATGTCAACTCTTTCAGAAACATACTGGAGTGCGTAAGGAATGACAATTATGTCTAAGAAAAAAATGTCAAACAATCGCCTAAACTATTCAGCAAATGATGTTTGGGCAGTTGCATGTAAGGCACAACGTCTTAATAAAGAGTACATTAAGTTTGTACCTGAAGAGTCTAAAAAAGAGACTAACAGGGAAATCATGTACCGTCTGTTAGACGAATCTCCAATGCACTTGACTGTTGCAGACAAGAATGCAGGCGTTAAGGTACGTCAGCATTTTCAGGCTCTGACATTCAAATTGTTGACTGATTCGCATATGAGTGACTTTGAAAAGACTGCAATGGAAATTGCAGACAAAGACACAATTGATAGTAAACTAGATGTTGCTATCATTGCTAGTCTTCCTCAGTCATTTGAGAGAGCCAACGTTCGTAAGGACCAAGATAAAGAAATCGCTAAGGTAACTACAGACAAGACTATTGGCAAGATCAAAGATCGTGTTAGTCTTAATGTTACTGTATTAAGAACTTTCCTATCTCACAAATGGAACTGCTACTTCATAACAGCAGTAACTGACAATGATGAGGTTGTATTCTTTGGATCATCAAAGATCGTAACCAAAGTTGGTGAAGTCATGTCTATCAAAGGAACAGTAAAGAGTTACCGAAAGGACGATAATGGTATGGTCACTCAACTTAATCGAGTGCTAAAGGAGGCATAATGAAAAATCTAGCAATAGGCTTTGTTGTAGGATACTTACTTTGTACATACCAATTTGGTGGTACAGAAGGATTGGCAGAAATTATCGGTCAAGCATTCACCCAAATAAGTGTGTGGATTTCTGAATTTAAACAGTCAATTGACGGTTGACATTGAATACGTTTGGCTGTATAATAATAGTATATTTAGGAGAAACATATGAGTGCAAGTTGGATACATAAAATTAACGAATCAAATTCAAAACTTCATAAGCAAGATGTTTTGACCCAAGCATTAGAAGCCGCTACTTTAGGCAGTGAGAATGCAGATACGTTCCTTAAACTTGCTGGCATGTGTTACAATCCATATGTTACATTTGGCATCAAAAAGATTCCAGACAATCAGGAATCAGATAGGGACTATGCCAACCCTTACCCAGAGTTTATCGAATTACTAGAACAACTTAAAGAACGTAAGTTGACTGGTAATGATGCTATTGATGCAGTAGCAAAAATGTCACTACAATTTTCTAGTGATGAATGGAACAACTTTTGTGCTCCAGTCATTCGCAGAGATTTACGTGCTGGATTTTCTATATCCACAATCAACAAAGTTTGTAAGAAGACTGACTACGAAGTACCAGTCTTTAAATGCCAACTTGCTACAAATGGCGATGGCAGACCTGAAATGTCAGGCACCAAAAGACTTGAGCCTAAATTAGATGGTGTAAGAGTTCTAATGGTAGTATCGTTTGAGCCTGGCATGTATGATCATCCTGAACCTGTCGCAACTTGCTACAGTCGTAATGGCAAAGTCTTTGAGAACTTCACACACATTGAAGATCAAGTAACCACTAATGTAAGAAAAATAATTACATTGTTAGGCAACGAGATTGGTAATTGTGCAAAGGGTTTTGTATTCGATGGAGAAGTTGTTGGAGCATCATTCAATGAGTTAATGAAACAAGCACGTAGAAAAACTGATGCTAAGGCTGATGATACAGTGTTTCATGTATTCGATGTCATGCCACTAGCAGACTTTCAACGTGGACATTGCAATGCACAGTTTAGAAAACGTATTACTGCAATGAACAACTTAAGACCTTTATTAGAAGGCCTCAGTTCCGTAGAAACTATGTCACATATTATTGTTGACTTAGATACTGATGAAGGCAAACAAGAAATCAAAACATACTCTAACGATATGGTCAATGCAGGATTCGAGGGCATTATGATCAAAGATTTAGAGGCACCATATGAGTGTAAACGTAATCTCTTCTGGATGAAATGGAAGCCTACTATCACTGTAGACTTAGAAGTCATTGCTATCGAAGATGGCACTGGACGTAATGAAGGTAGATTGGGTGCATTAGTTTGTCAAGGGACAGACGATGGCAAACTAATCAAAGTTAATGTTGGCTCTGGATTTTCAGATGAGCAACGTGACGAGTTTTACTCAGCATCTGACGATGTAATAGGCGAGACTGTTGAAGTATTATGTGATGCAGTATCTCAAAACCAAGATGGAACATATAGTCTACGATTCCCAAGATTCGTAAGATTTAGGGACGACAAATAATGAATATAGAAATAGGAAAAACTTATCAAGTAAGTAACAAATACAAGAAACGTTATGTTGAGTATGAGTATCTTAAAAACTATGACACTGATGATGTTGTGTGCATAGAAACAGGTTGGAGAAGTGGTAACTGGTTTGTGACTCCACAAGAGGAACATGAAGTCGAAATGTTAGTCGAAGCAATGGCTGACGATTTTGAAGATGAGTTGGAGATGAATGATTTCTCTGAAGCAGAAATGATTGACTCATGGGACGGCTGTTGGGACGATTGGGACTGGTCACGTTTCAAGTCTAAAGAAGGCGAAGAACTAGAAGAATTTATAGAAGAAGTACAAGACGAAGGCGAGTGCTATCTTTTAGATAACGGCTTTGATTCTGATGAATGTATCAGTATCTTTCAAGGCCAAATAATAATAGAACCAAAGGTAGAACAAGTTTCTAACGATCTACCTGATCTATCAATCATCGAAGACGCAGTTGAGGAACTACGAAAAGATATTGAAGGCGAATAATAAAGGAGAATAATATGCAAATAGAAGCAGAAACAAAAGAAATCATGTCCTTAGCGGACGTGCTACCAGCACAACCAGGTGATGGTGACTACATTGATAGCGACAACGGACAATGTTGTTGTGGTGAATATCAATGTAAAGAAGAGTATGTTCATTGGACATCAGGATACTAATATGGCGAAAGTAATACTAGCAAGAATGAACGAGTGGCATCAAGTACAAAGAAAATATGCATTAGAAATTGATGTACAATATATTTTTGATCTACATGAGGAAAGTAAAACCCTCGAAGAATGCCAAGTTATATTTGATCAATTAGAATCAGGTGAAATGTCAGTAGAAGACTTAGAAGAAGTAGGTCAGTTTGGCATGGACTGGGAATACCAAGATGATGATGATTGGTGGACTATGAGAAAAGGTGGATTTGATGTCACCTATGATCAAGAGGTCATAGATAAGCCAGAACCAATCTCAGATAATCCAGAGTTTGTTGCTAAAATCGAAGAAACAAAACAAGCCTTTAAGGATTACAACAATGAGTAAATGGTCAGAGCCTAATAACCTTCCACACATACCAGAAGGATTAGTAGGTTCCAAACATACCTTTCCAGATGGTGACTCTATAACGATCTTTGAGATCAAAATGAGAGACAGACTAATAGAAGGAGCAGGGGTAGAAGGAATAACTCCCTTTATTACATATGAGATTCAACAGGGACCTGGTATCCCTAGAAGGCATCAAATGTCGTATAATGACTTCCTTGGAATGTATGGACATCTATTCCCTACTATGTCTGGCAAGCAAGAATAATGCTAAATACTATAGTAAAATAGCGTAATTACACAGGAACCCAATTATATGAAGGCAAATTCATTTATAGCCTGGCTGACATTATTGACAGCACTTACTATCAGTGGTGTTGCAATTTTTTATTCAGTATCAGGTTTAGCCGCAATATTCTCAGCGGCCGTTATCCCTATTATTATTATGGGAGGCGTATTAGAGGTAAGCAAACTCGTTACAGCAGTTTGGTTACATAAGTATTGGGGAATAGCCACATGGTGGTTAAAGACTTACCTCAGTATTGCCGTGTTGGTCCTAATGTTGATCACATCAATCGGTATCTTTGGATTCTTATCTAAAGCACATGATACTGCATCTGGTAATGCGACAGAAGCCATTGCAACTGTAACTAGAATCGATGGACAGATTGGCAGAGAAGAAAATAGAATTGAAATACTTGAAGATCGTATTGCTGGATTGAACTCTGGTGATGGGTTTGATGTATCTAGTTCTATTACTCAACAACAAGAAATTATTAATGGTGCTAGAGGCGCAGTACAAGCCGATATCGATTACAACCAAACACAGATTACTGCTATCAATGAAAGATTAGATAGAGACTTACAAGCATTAGAGACTTCTTTAACAGCAGACATCAAAGTACAAACAGATAAACTTATACCCTTAGATGAACTCGTAGCAAGTTATAGAGACGAAGAAGATTCTGGGTTTATCAATAGAACAGATAACAGAGGTGAGGCTGAACGAGTCTTACAAGAACAAAAACCAGAACGTGATGCTATTGCCGCAGAAATTACTAGACTTAGAGATAGTACAAGAGACAGAGAAGCAGAGTTACGTAGAGAAGCCTCAGTCGCAGTTAGAGAAGCACAAAGCAACATCAATGACTATCGTGCCCAAACACAATCAACAGTCGATGCCGCAACAACAGAAATCAATCGTTTAAGAGAACAATCCAATTCATCACAAGATGATGACCTTGCTCAGATAGATGAATGGAACCTTATAATAGATGGTATCTATACTACAATCGATGAACTTAAAGGTGAAAAGTTTGAGTCTGAACAAGCAGTTAGATTAGTTGAGAGTGAAGTAGGCCCTATTAGGTACATTGCTGAGTTCTTTACTGGTACAGAAGATGCTGATGCAAGTCTATTAGAGACAGCAGTATCATGGTTGATCATGGTTATCATCTTTGTATTTGATCCACTAGCAGTCTTATTGCTAATCGCAAGTCAGTACACATTTGAACAACGTAGAAAAGAGTTGTTCCCTGACGGAGAGCCAACACTAAAAAAGCCTGAGCCAGAGGAGCCTGTAGCACCAGAACCTGAGGAGCGAGGAGAGTTCGATAGTCAACCATTTGGCGAAGAATACCCATATTTAAACTTTGAAGCAATCAAGCCTAGCATTGATGAAGCCAGAAAAGCATTTGAAGATTGGGAAAAAGCAGAACAAGCAAGACATGATAAAGAGAACGAAGTCGAATCTGTATCAATCGATCCTACTCCTGAAGCAACACTTGAAGAAGCAAAAGAAGCATTAGAGGCTTGGGAAGAAACACTTCCTAAAGAAGAGCCTGTAGTCGAAGAAGTTGTAGAACCTATTATTGAAGAACGAGTTGTCGAAGTCCCAGGACCAGAACGAATAGTCGAAGTAGAGAAGATCGTTGAAGTAGAAAAGATTGTTGAAGTTGAAGTAGAAAAGATTGTTGAAGTTGAAGTACCTGTTATTGAAGAACCTAAAGAAATCACTGTTGATTCTGACATTATTACAACAGGTGTTACTGTTGAAAGAGAAGAAGAATCTGATTATATGTTAGATCCAGAAGGGCGTTCAATTCAGAAAGATGCTTTAAAATCACTACACCCAGAACTGTTCTTAAATACAGATGATACAGTTACACCAACTCATAGTTTTGGTTCAACCTTTCCAAAAGTTGCAAACAAAGGTGATATCTTTGTAAGAGTAGATGCTAACCCAAATCGTGTATTCAAGTTTGAAGGCACACAATGGATTGAAATTCAAAAGGACCAATCTGATTCTTATCTATATAATGATGAATATCTTAAACACTTAGTTTCCAAAATCGAAACAGGTGAATATGATGTGGATTTATTGTCAGACATTGAAAAACGACAGATAGAAGAATATCTAAAAGATAACAAATAAAACTTGACATAAGGTACGTAAACGTGTACACTGTATAGACATAGTGACACACATAGGTACACATAATGACATTTTATCGACACATTATTATCATTCCATTAGTAGGAATGCTCACAGCATGTGGAGGGGGCGGAGGCTCAAGCACACCTGTTCAACCCTCAGGCGGTGGTACTAGTCCAAGTACTCCCCAAGCCACAGCAT